TAACAGTTCTGCGAGTTCAATCGCTTTGGTTGCAAATGCTTATTCAATAGATTCACAAGGCCGTCCGGTTGTTTATATTATTGATATTCATAATTACGCATCCACATCTCAATATAAAACAGTCAGAATCTTTGGCGGTCAGGATCCAAATACTAATCCTAAACGCATTTTTCTTGGTTCAGGTCTTTGGATGTCAACTTCTGCAATAAATAGCATTACATTTAGACCAGTAGTTGCAATGTCTACATCATCTTACGTTGCCTTGTATGGCATAAAGGGGGCATAATGCCAGCGACATACGAGCCAATCGCTACGACTACATTGGGTAGTGCTGCTGCGACAATAACGTTCTCTAGCATTCCTGGAACCTATACAGATTTGAAATTGATTTTTGTTCCAATCATCCCTTCCGTTGACAGTTATCCTGTTGTTCGATTCAATGACGTTTCTAGTACTGATTATTCCAGCACTATTTTAAGTGGATACGGAAGTGGGTTAACTAATGATAGCATCAATAATGCGACATACGTTACAGATGGCACATATTTTCGATGCACAAGTTCTGCTCCTACGCTTTTGCAATATGATATTTTTTCATATTCTGGTTCGACGGACAAAACTACTTTGATTTCTGGCTCGGCTGATAGAAATGGTGCCGGAAGTGTGGGCAGAGTCGTCAACCTTTTTCGCTCGACGGCTGCTATCACAAAGATAACAATTACCGAATTAAATAGCAATAATTGGGGCATAGGCACCACCGCCACCCTCTACGGAATACTAAAGGCTTAACGATGCCAGCGACATACACACTAATAGCAAGTAACACACTTTCATCAGCAGCCGCATCAGTTACCTTTTCGGCTATTCCTGGAACTTATACGGATTTGGTTTTACGAACCTCCATACGTTCTACGCAAGCAGACACCTACGGAAAAGTTATTCTAAGATTTAATTCTGATAGCAGTTCCATCTATTCATATACAGATTTACAAGGAAGCGGCTCAGTTGCTTATAGTTCTCGTTCGTCTGGAGATAGTTCTAATGCGTCTATTTTTTGGGAAGGAACATCATATACAAGCAATACGTTCACTTCCTCAGAACTATATTTACCTAATTACACCAGCACAACCAGTAAACCTTCAAGCACTTTCAGCACAACTGAAAACAACGCTACGGCTTCTTGGATAGGTGCAAACGCTGACCTTTACAGAAATACTTCAGCGATTACTTCAATTACCTTGACTCATACTTCTTTCGCATCAGGCTCATCATTCTTTCTATACGGCATCAAGAACTCATAAGGAGATAACAATGGAAAAAGTAATCATAGACTGCTCAACAGGCGAGCAAACTGTTGTTCCTCTAACCGATGAGGAAATTGCAGAATTAGAAGCGGCAGCGACTAAGGCTGAAGCTGATCGTAAGGCAGCTGAGAAAGAGGCAGCTGATAAAGCAGCAGCTCGCGCTGAGATTTTGGCAAAGCTCGGACTGACCGAGGATGAGGCTAAGGTGCTTCTTGGCTAAGCTGTGTCAAGCGGGGCAACAGCTGAGAGAGCAGATTGACGATGCGTTCCCCGATAGAAATCGAAATGCACCTGAGGGGTGGCTCGGTGATCAACGCCATGCAGCGCGTAAGTCCGATCACAACCCTTCTGTTCCTGAGGGGGTTGTACGTGCCTACGATTTTAACAGCGATCTTGGATCCAGCAGACACGAGGCACATGATCTTGCTGATCAGTTACGACTACTTGCCAGATCTGATAAACGAATTTCTTACATAATCTTTGATGGCAAAATTGCTAGCTGGCGCAAAAACTATAAATGGCGCGCCTACACAGGTAGCAATCCACACCGCGGACATATCCATGTCAGCTTTACAAAATTGGGCGATAACGACCGGAGTATGTTCCGGATACCTCTACTAACAGGAGAGCCTATAAATGGAAAACCTAAAAAGAGCCGCAGCATCCTGGGCAAGAAGCTTCTTAGCAGCAGCCCTAGCGACTTACTTAGCGGTGGGGTTGGATTGGAAAACAATCCTGACCAGCAGCATTGCTGCCGTTGCACCTGTAATAATCCGCTGGCTAAATCCTAACGATCCAGCTTTCGGGCGGCGATGAACCCAACAGATTGGGCAGCATTTGTCCTGGCGTGTCTTTCAATAGCAGCCATTTTAATCGGTGGTCTGCGGTACATTATTCGCCATGAAGTACCAGCGATGCTACAAGCATCTGACATTGTTCAACGCATTGAAAAGCTTGAATCTATGTTCCTGGAGTATATAACTAATGAGCGCAAAAAAGCTATCAAAAAGAGAACTCGCTAACTTACGCCGCGCTAAGGCGGCTAGGGCTAAACGAGATAAGCGCGAACCCCTAACGCCTTTAGACGTGTGGGCTATTGAAGTGCACGAGGCTTACCTTGCTTTAACACGGCATGGCTTCAGCCCTGAGCAATCAATGGACTACATCACTAGCACATTCCATAGGCCGGCGTTACCCGATTGGCAGATAGAGAACCCTGACCATTCGCCCTTTGAGGATGAGGATGACGAGGATTAAGCGACTAGTCGTTATATCTGATTTACAAGTACCTTTCCATGACACAAAAGCCGTTAGAAACATTTCCCAATTCATCCGCAAATACAAGCCTGATGACGTTTTATGCGTGGGCGATGAAATCGACTTCCAAACAATTAGCCGATGGAGTTCCGGTCGGGATGAGTGGTCTGGAACCATTGGTCGAGATCGTGACAGAACTGTCGAAGTTTTATCCGAACTGCAAGTTCAACATCTCAGTAGATCAAACCACAGCGCCAGACTCTATAACTCCCTGAGCAAACGCCTTCCCGGTTTGATTGGGTTGCCTGAACTGACAATCGAGCGGTTCCTACGCCTAGACGAATTAGGCATCAAATACCACCACAAGCCCTATCAGTTCCATGAGGATTGGGTGATGGTTCATGGGGACGAGCAAAGCACCAAGCCACAAGGGGGTTTAACAGCCCTAGAAGCCGCTAAGAGGCATGGTAAATCGGTGGTGTGTGGTCACACCCACAGGCAGGGCATTTCGTCCTTTACAACGGCTTCTGGGGGCGTTTTAACGGGTATCCTGACAGGCTTCGAAGTCGGTCATTTGATGGATGAAACCAAGGCGTATTACACCAAGGGGACAATGAATTGGCAGAAAGGGTTTGGCATCATCTACATTGATCGTAAGCGTGTGCAGCCCGTAGCCATACCTGTTGAGCGTGATGGCAGCTTTATTGTTGAAGGAAAGCGATTTGGCTAACCGCGTGTCGCCAATTGACAAATAGCATTTAAACCCTTCAAAATAGGATTTGAAATCCTATTTGAAAGGGGAATTCATGGGCATCATACGGTTCGACCGTAAGTCCGGTGCATACACGGACGGTAAACACTACGTAAAAGCATCTTTTATACGTGAGTATGCGAAATCAAAGCTAGGCATTAGCCAAGAGCGCGGCAGATTAAGCCGTGAAGTTTTGGCTGCGTATTTCCTTGATGTTCATGGGGTGAGCGCAGATGTCGAATAACTTTACTGCCGAACAAATCGCTTACATCATTGCATGGTTATTTGTTGGGCTTCTATTACTGTGGTACGTAGCAAGCAAAATCTATGAGAAGGGCTTGGAATCAGGCACACTTACAGTTTCGTTTTTAAACGATACTGCTGCTGCAAACGTGATGGCGACATTACGCGCAGCTTTCGGCACAACCGTTGCCGTAAAGATGTTGCAGGAAAAACTTACCGCTGTTGGTGCAACCAACCCGCTTTACACCTTTGATATCTTGGTGAATAACTTGACACCTATCAACGGCGCAGTAGGCGACATTGGTACACAAGACATCACTTTCACGCTAAACTCAGTAGTGACAATCGCCGATAGCGGCACGTTCTAAACAAGGAGTAATGGGCATGGCAAGACTTAAAGTAACTAGGGCAGACGGCACAGAGTCGGTACACGACATCACACCAGCCGTTGAGTACGCGTTTGAGATGCACACCAAGAAAGGCTTTTACCGAGCCTTTC